CTGAGCACCTCCCCCCTACCGGGGTGCGCCACACCGGCGCAGGATCCGGCCCCGACGCGCTGACGCTGCGGGGACCCGCCCGACCACGGCCGGGCGGGTGACCGGAGCGCCTGACCAGGCTGCCTCCACCACCAACCGAAAGGCAAGATCATGAACAAGACCGAGCTCATCGACGCGATCGCCGAGACCTCCGGCCACCACAAGAGCGCCGTCACCGCCATCCTCGGCGCACTCATCGAGACCGTGCAGAACGAGGTCGCCGCCGGGCGGGACGTCCAGGTGACCGGCTTCGGCACCTTCAAGCGCGGTCTGGTCCCCGCAGGCAGCACGAAGGACATCCACACCGGCCGGCCCGTCTCGTACGCCGCATCGTGGACGCCGAAGTTCAAGGCGGGCGACGAGTTCAAGAAGACCGTGAAGGCCACCCCCGTCGCCGCCTGACACCCGCCGTGGCCCCGCCCGCGCGATGCGGGCGGGGCGCGAGGAGGACCCCATGTTCATCACCCAAGACCAGCGCGACCGTGCCAAGGCCGAGCTGTCCCTGCTCGACCCCGCCGAGCGCGAGCGGCTGCTCGTCGGCATCTACGCGAGGCTCAGCGCCGCCCCGGACGACGCGGCCCTGCGCCGGCTCGTGGCCGACGTCCGGTGGACCGTCCACGCCCGCGGGCGCCTCCCCTGGTACCGGAAGGCCGTCGCCTACCGGCCGCGCAGCGGCGGGCCCTCCGTGGCCGTCGAGGACGTCCTACGCCAGCTCGACACCCGAGAGGAGACCCGATGCGACGCCGACCCCGGAACCTCCCCGACGGCGCGATCGAGATGACCTCGGCGCGGGCGCGCGCTGAGGTGTTCAGAATCGACCGTCTATGGACACCGACGCCTTCGACCGTCTGGAGACCCGCCAGGGGGCCGCCGGAGCGTCCGGAAACGTGTCCAAAAATCTTGATGTCTCAGAATCCACCGACCACCCTTTTAGCGACACGGGAGCGTGATGACCATCACCGCCGACCGCCCGACCGCCACCGAGCCGGCCGCGCGCGAGGGAGCGCTCGTCGGCTACGGCCGGGTGTCCACCCGCGAGCAGAACCTCGACCGGCAGCGGATCGCGCTCGAGCAGGCGGGGTGCATCCGAGTGTTCACCGACAAGCTGTCCGGCAAGAACCTTCAGCGGCCCGAACTCGCAGCCTGCCTGGATTACCTGCGCCCCGGGGACACCCTTGTTGTGCTCTCGCTCGACCGGCTCGGTCGCAGCCTCCCTGATCTGATCGCCACCGTCGGCGAGCTGCGACGCCGCGAGGTCGGGTTCCGCTCGCTGCATGAGGCGCTCGACACGACCACACCGGGCGGCCGGTTGGTATTCCACGTCTTTGCCGCACTGGCCGAGTTCATCCGCGAGCTCATCGTGCAGGGCACCCATGAAGGGCTCGCCGCAGCGAAGGCCCGCGGCCAGCAGCTCGGCCGGCCACGGGCGATGGACGAAGAGATGGTGGCGCGCGCCCGGCGCATGCTGGCCCAGCCGGAGGAGACCGTGTCGAGCATCGCCAAGCTGCTCGGCGTCGGCCGGGCCACGCTCTACCGGTACCTGCCCGAACTCCAGGCGGGACAAGGTCGCCGCGCCGAGATCGAACCGGGCGAGGACAGTTAACGCCGACTATCGGTATGCGGAGATCGCCTCCTCGGCGAGAGCTACGGTGACGCACATGGACCTCGAATCCACCCACTGCGCCGCCGCCACCGACCTGACCGACGACCAAGTGGCGCGGCTGAACGCGGCGCCGGACGCCGACCACCACCTGGTCGAGACCAAGCTGGGCTGCGAAGTCCGCCAGACCGGACACCCGGGTGTGCACCTGGCGCTCGCGCAGGCCGCCGGTGACGCCGAGCTGTGGCTGCTGTGGGGGGACGCGGGCCCGCGCGAGTTTAAGGTGCTGCCGCCGTGCGTTGCCGAGGATGTGGAGCTGGGCGAGGTGTGCACCCTCCCCCTGCAACACCCCGGCCTGCATAGTTTTGCGTGACGCTCAACCTCTCGCCCTGCGCTGGAGCTCCATGCGTGCGGCGTGCGGGTCGTCCACCGTTTCGAACCACGGATGCGCGTACAGCGCGTCGACCAGACGGCCGCGCTCGGCCCGGGCCGCGTCCAGAGCGGCGCGCTGCTCCGGGGTGATGGCCGCCTCCCCGGCGGCGATGGCGATCCCCGACGGCAGCGAGGCCGTCACCTCCTGCACGGCGGCGTCCGCCTCATAGTAGGCGCGCTGCGCGGCGATCAGACCCTCGGGCGGCTCGTAGTCGGCCACGGCATCCCCTTCCCCGGTGAGTGTGTGCCGGGTCAGAGCCTACGAGCCCCGCCTCCAGCCCCCGCTGGCGGCCTTTGCCATCCCTTGACCTGCGACTTTCTATGCTGCCGACGTGTCGAAGTGGGTCGGACCCGGGCGGATCGAGGTGGAACGGATCCGCCTGAACGGGAGGCAGGTCCTGCGGGTGCGCAAGCACGGGTTCATCGTGACCTACGCCCGCTCCATCGCCGAGTTGGCCCGGCACGTCGACCTCGCCGACCTGGTCGAGGTGGTCGCCCTCGCAGACCACCGCAAACCGCCGACCGGCCGCGCGTGACCCGCCCGCCCCGTCACGATGGTGGCATGGACGACATCGACCTCGACGCCGACGTGCTGCGCCTCCCTCTCGGCATGCAGACCATCCGCCCCGGGTGGCTGGACCGGCCCGGCACCCCCGCAGATCCCCCTCCGGACACCCCCGCGGGGCCCGCCGCCCTCTCCGCGAACACCCCCGAGAACCCCCCAGGGGTGTAGCACATCGTGGAGGCATGCACATCCTGACGGAGCTGGTACAGCCGTGGCTCCTCCTCGCCGCACAGGTCACCCTCCTCGTCATCGAGCGGCGCACCGCCCGCCGGGAGACCCGCCGCCAGGCGCCTCCCCCATCGCCCCGTTCGGGCGAGCGGCACCCCGACCTGTAGGAACGCCAAAACGCCCCGCCCCTCCCAAAGGAGAGGCGGGGCGTTCCCTGGCACGGGTCTGAGGGTGAGGCTACTCGCACACCGAGCGCTCGGCCAGGGGTCAGGCCACCTGGCGCACCGGGCGGTCCGCTGTCATTGACCCGCCGGCCGCGGCACGGACGTTGCCGCGCACGAACGCCGCGGTGAGCATCGCGAGCAGGCCCATGATGGCCGTGGTGCCCTGCGGCGTGATGTGCAGGCCGAAGGTGAGACACACGGTGAGCAGCGCCTGGCCGAAGCCGAGGATCGCCGACTGGAACGAACTGCCACCGTCCACGGCGCGGGTGGCCCACGCGGTCACCACGCCGAGCGCCGCCGCGGCGGCCGCGTTGACCACGGTGACCGTGGTGTCCGGCCATCGCAACCAGAACGCGACCGCGAACTGCAGGGCGGCGGAGAACAGGCCGAGCCACAGCGCGGGCTCGCGACCCAGGATGGTCTTCATGCGCAACCTCCGTTGCATGGAACAGCCCCCGGCGGGCGGGGGCTCGGGGGGTCGCTCCAGTCCCTCGAGGTGATGGAGCGCGCGGCGCAGCAGCGGAAGCTGGGCGCCGGTGATCAGGGGGTCCACGGGTCAAACCCGCAGGAGCGCCGCCCACGAGATGGGCCCGACGATCCCGTCGTCGTCGAGCTTCTCGGCGCGCTGGGCGGCGCGCACCAGCTCCTTCAGCTCGGCGTCGAACTTCGTGCGCTCCAGCCAGCCCTTCAGGTCCCCCTCGCCCTGGTAGGCGCCCTCAGGGACGCGGCCGCGGGCGAACATGACGGCGCGCAGGGTCTTCACGTCGAAGCTGTCGGCGCCGAGCTTGAGCAGGGGCAGGTCTTTCACGAGTTCCTCCGTCCAGGTGGTGGCGGTCTCGGGCGCCGGGCCGGCGTCATCGGTGACCATGGCCATGAACTGGGCCCAGGGGAACCCCGGCCCGGGGTCGGAGTGGTCGGTCTGCCGGAACGCGTTGCTGACGTCGATGTGGCCGCAGATCCCCCTGCGGCCGGCGCGCAGCTCGGCGACGGTGAGCCGGCGCAGCGGTACGTCCCAGCGGGCGGCCACGCGGCGCACCAGTCCGGCGGCGAGGCGCAGCATGTCCTGGTGGTCGTCGTCCTGCCAGCGCTCGGCCGCGCCCTTCTGCGGGTCGCACAGCTCGATACCGATGCTCCCGGTGTTCGGGGGCGCGTGCCAGGCGACGACGGTCTCTTTCAGGCACGCGACGATCTCGCCCGGGTCGACGACGTAGTGAGCCGAACCGCCCGCGCCCGCGGACTGGAAGTACCGGGCGACCGAGACGGCGCCGCCGCGCACGCACGGCGACACGGTGGCGTGCACGACGATCCGGGACACCGCCGCCTGGGTGCCGCTGTGATGGGCGGCCTGCATGAACTTCACGGCCCCTCCTTGGTTGGTACTGGGTCGATCGCGCTTTTGCTCAGCTGCAGCCGCAGGTCGGCGACCGTGTGCTCCAGTTCGGTCACCTGGCCCTGGAGGGCGCGGATCTGGGTGCGCATCGCGGCGGAGGTGTCCAGTTCCTGGGTGAGCTGGCCGGTCACCTCGTCCAGCCGGGTGCGCACCCGTACGAGTTGCTCTTCGAGGGTTTCCAGGGCCGACTCGTAGATCTCTTTCGCCCGGTCGTACGCCGCGGCGTCGACCTTCGACCCTTCGACGGCGGTGGATTTGCTGGCCGAGCGGGCGGAGAACGCCGCCGAGCCGAGAGCGCCGAGAAGGGCCGAGAGCGCCACCCACATCTCAGGGGTCACCGCGCGGCCCCTTTCGGGACGGTGGAGACGACCATGACCAGGCCGGCGGCGAGCAGCCAGATGACGGCGAGCACGTAGCCGCGGGGCAGCACGCCGGTGACCCACGCGCCGAGGTGGAGCAGCGCCCAGAAGACCTTCAGGCCGGTGGCGCAGCTGTAGGCGATCCGGTCGCGGGGGTACCACGCCTGGATGGCGCACAGCACGCCGACGGCAGCCCACATTCCGCCCCAGTAGGGCAGGGGCAGCAGGGAGGCGTAGAACCGGTAGGTCTCGCTGGCGAGGGTCTGCGGCGGGGCCGCGGCGAGGGCCAGGGCGTAGACGAGGTCGACGGCGGCGAGGATGAGCAGGACGGCGCCCCGCTGGGATAGCCGGTGGGCGGCCCGTTTGGTTAGGGTCACGACAGCGCTTCCACGGGACGCTCCTCGTTGGGTTGGGGTGCCGCCCGCCGGAGGCACGCGGGCGGCACGATCCTGTGGTCACAGGGTGGAGACCCACCGCATGTCGATCTGGCAGCCGTAGGCGCCGTTGTCGGGATCCAGGCCGGCCAGCCGGGTGGTGTTGAGCCAGATGCGCGCCTTGGCGATCACGTAATCGCCGGTGTTCAGCGCGACGGTCGTGGTGTTGGTGTACGACTCGCTGCTCTGCAGGTACTGGTTGGTGTGCAGGAACACGACTTCCTGCTGCACCCCGGCGGCGTTGAACACATACAACAGGTGAAACCGGGTGTCGGTGTTGACGGAGTCTTGCAGCCACTGCACTTGCAACGTGATCAGGTAGTAGCCGGGGGTGGCGGCGGTCAGCCGGGTCGGGTCATCGGTGTCGAAGATGCCGTCGGAGTCGATGACCACGCTGTCCCACTGGATGGGGTCAAGCCCGAAGTCGGGTAGCGTCTGGGCGCTTTTGTCCCGGCGCACGATGCACATGGGTGGACGCAGGAACCACGACAGCAGGTCCCGCATGTGCACGTTCATCTCGGCGGTCGACCACAGCCCGGCCGCCCAGGTTTTCGGGATCGGGATGGTCACAACGACACCCACATGATCTCGAAGCGGGAGTCCTGGTTAGAGGCGAGCAGGTTGAGCGACCCGCCGCTGTCCTGGTAGGCGATCACCTCGGCGTAGTCGCCGACGGTGAGGTAGGCGTGGGTGGCCAGGACGATGCAGATGTCGGCGCCGCCGGCGTTCGGACCGGGAGTGGAGGTGTGCCAGCCGTACCTGCGGGTGGTGATCCCGTTGATCCGGAAGAACGCGTCCCGGCGGCCGGTGGCGTTGCCGGAGAACACGACGGTGGCGGTGAGGTGGTACCAGCCGGTGACCTGGGCGGTGTACCGCTCGGTGTTGGTGACGGTGGAGTGCCCGCCGTCGGTGTCGAGATCTTCGGTGGGCCAGGTCAGCGCCAGGTAGGTACTGCTGGCGATGGCCTGGGTGGCGGTCTTGCGGAGCACCGCCATCGGCAAGGTGGTGAGCCCGGTGATGGCGTCGCGGATCCGGGTGTTGAGGATGGTGGAGGTCGGGTTGTCTCCGACGTTCCAGGTGGCTGCGGTGGGGATGGGCATCAGGCGGCCACCCACCGGATGTGCAGGCTGGTGTAGGTCGGCAGGCCGACGTAGGCCTGCATGGCCATGCTGCCGGGGCTGTTGAGCAGGATCGTCATCACCTCCACGTAGTCGCCGGCGACCAGTCGCATGTACCCCTCGGTGGAGTGCGGGCTGTCGAACAGCGAGCCGCGGTTGACCCACACCGACCGGTTCTGCGCCGTGGAGCCGTTCTTACGGAAGTACAGGTCATGCCAGGCGGCCTGGGAGCCGGCGTTGGACCAGTACACGATGGTGCGCAGGTGGTACCAGCCGGTGGTCTGCGCGGTGTACCGGGTGTTGTTGGTGGTGTTGGAGTGCCCGCCGTCGCGGTCGAGGACTTCCACGTCCCAGATCACCGCGGTGGTGGTGTTGTTGGCGATGGTCTGGTTGGCGCTCTTTCGTAGTACCGCCATCGGTGGGGCCTTGAAGAAGTTGAAGGCGTCGCGGATGTCGGTGTTGAGCTTGGCGGCGGTGACCTGCTCTGATGAGGTCCAGGTACGCGGCGCGGGCACGGTGGCCACCCAAGCCCCCCTCCTTGTTAGAAGACCATCGGGACGCCGTTGCCGAGCACGCCCAGGGTCGGGTCGTCCAGGGTGAAGAAGGATCCGAAGTTGCGGGCGGACTGCAGTTGGAAGGTGGTCAGCCACCGCTCGGTGTCCACCTGGTGGGAGATGCCGCGGATGAACGCGTCCCGCGTGATGGCCGTTCCGCCGCCGGGCGGGCGGCGGACGATCTGGATGCGGTCGCCGATCTCCCGTGCCAGCACCACCGGGAACAGGACCGAGGGGTTGGCGTGGCAGTGGATGGTGATCTGGTCGAACCGCGTTTCGGGGTCCTTGGACAGGTAGACGATCCACTGCCCCCAGTTCAGCGCCTCTCCGTCGGACTGCAGTTTCAACCCTGGTCCGCTGAAGGTGCGGGTGAGGAACTCGTCTTGGCTGGTGGCGTCGCCGGTGACTTGTGCGGTGCCGCCGTCCCGCTCGGCGATCACCTCGTTGTACAGGGTCACGTCGTCGGACACCAGCTTGGTGTCGAATGGGGCGATCACGGTGGGCGGGTTGCCGAAGGTGGCTTGGACGGTGGTGGAGCGGGTGTCGGTGTGGATAGCGCGCCGGTTACGGAACACCACCCGGCCCTGGCCGTCGATGTAGACCTCGCCCACCTCGGAGTCGGCGACGTTCTGCAGTTCGGCGAGCGCATCCCCGGCCAGGGGGGTGGCCTGCATGGGGCTGTTGCCGGCGGCGATGACCCGGGCGGTGGGCGACCACCCGGCCGAGTCGAGGATCCGGGTGACCCGGGCGCCGGCGTCCTCCCCGCCGCCCATGGCGGGGTCAACGCCGGCGCGCTTCTTGTTCCGCAGCACCTTGAACCCGTCGGTGGCCGGGACCACGGTCAACGAGTAGCCCTGGGAGGCGCCGCCGGGATTGGCCAGCCACTGCACATCCCACAGGTCGGCGTACCCGCAGAACAGCGGGTAGGTGACCGCGGCCCAGATCGCCCGCACCCGCAGCGGGCGCATCGCCTGAACCTGGGTGCGGCCGGCCGCGACGTAGGGGCCGGCCAGGTTGGTGGGGTCGAACCTGCGGTCGGTGTTGTTCAGCCGGACCGTCGCGGTGCCGGCGTCGTAGCGAATGATCGGCGACTGGATGCGGGAGGACCCGCGGGTGGTCGACAGCGGCAGCTTCAGCCACCCGGTCACGTCGGTCCACGTCCCGGCGGTGAACTGGACGTCGCAGGTCAGGGTGGGGATGCTCATGTACGCCACCCCGCTCCCGAGCGCCGCTCGTACTCCTGGATCACGCCGACCACCGCGGCACCGATCTCGGCCGGGTTGGCCGATGGGGGCACGTTGACGTTGATGGTGTAGGTGTTGCCGCGCCCGGTCTGGGCCGCCGCGGGTGCGGTGTACCCGTACGCGGGGGCGGGGGCGGGCGCCGCCGCGGTGTACCCGGTTCCGGTGTCGCCGGCGAACGACAGGGCGGGCGGGGTGACCGAGGCAGCGACCTGCGCCATCCGGTCGGCCGCCGCCGCGACCAGCCCCTGAGCCTGGTCCATGCCCATGGCCAGGCCGGCGGGCAGCATCCGCCCGAGCTTGGCGAACACCTTGCTGGGGCTGGCGATGCCGAGGGCGTCCTTCACCCAGTCGGGCATGATGTTGGAGAAGAAGTTGTACAGGGTGCTCTTCAGCCATTCGAACATGCCCGCGATGCCGTTCCACAGCCCGACGATCAGGTCGTGGCCGACGCCGCCGAGCAGGCTGCCCAGGTTGCCGATCGCACCCAAGATGGCCCCGGGTAGGCCGCGGACCCAGGTGACTAGGTCGTTGAACTTGCCGATGGCCCAGTCCTTGGCCTGGCCGATCCACTCGGCCAGCTTGGCGGGCAGGCCGGCGAACCAGGCGATGATGTCGCTGATCCACTTGACGCCCTTGCGGAACCAGGCGGTCATCCCGTTGATCAGGTCGGGGATGATCGAATGGCCGACCAGGGTGTCATACAGCCAGGTGAACCCATCGACGATCCACTTGACCACCTGGGCCACGATCCCGACGACCCACTGCAACGCCGGCGCCAGGATGCCGACCAGGAACTCGGCCAACCTGGCGACCAGCGTGATGATCGGCGGCAGCACGGTGGTCAGCAACTGGATCAGCGGCGGCAGGATCGGCAGCAGCGCAGTGAGCAGTTGCGCGAAGCCCTGGGCGATGACCACGACCAGCGGGGCCAGCGCCTTGATCAGTTCCATCAGCGGGGGCAGCAGCGCGGCGACGAGCTCGCCGAGCACCGCGATGATCGGCGCCAGCACGGGGATCAGCTGGGCGAACACCCCGGCGATCTCCGCGATGACCGGGACCAGCGTCTTGATCAGCGTGGCCAGCACCGGCAGCAACGCGCTGACCAGTTCACCGATGACCGGGAGCAGCGGCGTCACCGCGGGAATCAGCTGGAGGAACGCCCCGACCAGGACCGGTAGCAGTGGACTGGCCTGCTGCAGGTAGATCACCAGTTGCTGGCCGATGGTCTGAGCGAGCTGGGACAGCACCGGCAGCACCGGCGTGATCGCTGTGATCAGCAACCCGAGGACCGTGACGAAGTTCTGAGCGATCATCCCGGCGATTTGCGCGATGATCGGGATCAGCGGGGTGATCGCCGGGACCAGCCCGGAGACGAGCTGGGCGACCAGGGCGGCCAGTTGCGGCAGCAGGGGGGCCAGCGCCGGGACCAGCGCGCTCAGCAGTGTGGCGGCCAATCCCGCCAGTAGCGGCAGGATCGGCGACAACGCGGTGAGGGTCTGGGTGAACGCGCCGACCAGGATTTGCAGGGACGGCAGGATCGTGGTCACTCCGGCCGCCAAGGTGGTGGCGATCAGCGCGGCGAGCTGCCCGACGGCGGGGAGCAGCGGGGCTAGGGCGACCATCACCCCGGAGATGGCCTGCCCGATCGGTGCCAGCGCCGGGGCCAGGGCCGCCACGCCGGTGGCGAACGCCGACAGCAGCGCCTGCACCCCCGGCAGCAGGGCGGCGATGGCGGGACCGAGTGCGGCGATCAACGGTTGCACGGTGGTGAACACGGCGCCGATGGCGGCGCCGAGCGGCGTGAGCACGGGTCCGAGGGAGGCCACCACCGAGCCCAGAGAGCTGATCACCGCGATCAAGCCCGGCGCCAGGGCGCCGATCGCCGGGGCGATGGCCGCGACGATCCCGGCGAGGATCGGCCCCACCACGGTGGCCAGCTGCGCCACCAAGGGGGCCAGCCCGCCGATGCCGACGGCGACGGCCTGGAGCACCGGGAGGAACGAGGCGGTGATCGCGCGCAGCGCGGTGAACACCGCGACCAGCGTCTGCTGTCCCTGGGCGGAGGTGACGAACGCGCCTGCCGCGTCCAGCAGCTGGCCGATGACGCCGAGGGCGCCGGTGCCGCTGGACTGCATCGCGGTGAACACGCCGCGGGCGATGGCGCCAACGTCGGCCAGGATGGCGCCGAGCTGCTTGAACACCTGCAGGGCGCCGTTCATCCACGCGAGCGCCTGGCCGGAGGCGGAGATCTGCGAGAGCCACTGCCCGAACTGGGCGATGAGCCCGCCGGCGGCGCCGGACAGGCCGGCCAGGAACTGGGCGCCGACCGCGGCCAGGTCGAGCAGCCCGGTGAGCAGGGGCCGCAGCCCGCCGCCGAGGCCGGTCAGGATCCCGCTGGTGGACCCGAGGATGGAGTTGAACCGGGCGATGCTGCTCTCGGCGGTCGCGAACTCCGCCGCCTGGCGGGCCAGGCCGCCCAGGGTCGCCGCGACGGACTGGATGCCCGGCTGGGTGGCGCGCAGCAGGTCGACGAAACGCGCCAAGGAGCCGTTGAGCTCCCCGAAGAACCCGGTCTGCGCGGCCTGCTGGAAGGTCTTCATCGCCGGGACCGTGGCGCGGAACTCCTCGGCGAACGCCCGCGCGGCCGGGGTGAGCTTCTCCAGCGCCCCTGCGAACTTCTTCGCGTCTCCCTCGTAGGCGGCCTTCATGGCGTCGCCCACCGAGTACAAGCTGAGCTTGAGCACGGTGTTGACCGCGACGAACGCCGCCACCGCGCCGGGCAGGGCCGCCAGCGCCCCGGCGGCCGGGGCGAGCGCGGCGGCCAAACCCGCCGCGCCGGAGGCCGCTGAGGCCATCGCCGCGGCCAGGGTCGCCATCTGCGCGGCACCGGTGACCAGCGACACCCCGGCCGAGACCAGTGACCCGGTGAAGGAGGCGATGTGTCCGGTCAGTCGCTGGGCCAGGCTGCCGACGGAGTCGAACCGGGCCGACAGCACCGAGAACCTGCGATCGAGGTCGTCGGCCCGGTCGGCGACCTTCTCCAGCCCGCGGCTGGTCTTGGTGAACTCCCGGTCGACGTCAGCGATCACGCCGAGACGGATCAGCAGGTTCTTTATCGTCGCCATCGCCGGCCTCCTCGGGGGTGAGCCCCCATCGGGGCAGGAAGTCGGTTACGGCCATCCGGCGGCCCTTGCCGCTGGACAGGGAGTTGGTCACCCGTTCGGCGATCAGCGCGGCGAGCTGGTCGTCGCGCTGCTGCCCGATCGGCCCGCACACGCGGTCGAAGGCCATCCACTCGGTCAGCTCGCGGGCCGAGATCCGACCGAGCAACTCGGCGACGGTGTAGCCGAGGTGGCCGGCTAGCCGGAAGTAGAAGACCCGTTCGGGTCGAGCTCTAAATCCGACGCCAGCTCCTCGACGTCCTGGTCGGACATGCCCGAGAGCTTCTGCGCCACCTTGAACAGCCGCTCGATCGCGGCGGCCGACTTTTGGCCGAGCCGCAGCACATCGCTGGTGTTGAACAGCGGGCTGCCGTCCTCGTTGATCGCGCACGCGGCGACCAGGCGAGCCCGCAGGTTCTTCAGGTTGACCTCGCGAGCACCCTTCCGCTTCACCAGCGACTTGGCCTCGAAGTCGTCGCGCTCGTCGCCGGCCAGGCCGCGGATGCGGATCTCCCCACCCCACTCGGGGACGGGGACGTCCTCGAAGGTGATGTCGTCGGCCTGCCAGACCTGATCCTTGCTGAGTAGTGCCATGGGCGGGTGTGCTCCTATCAGGCGGGGATGGTGACGTCTTCGGCGGGCTCTGAGGTGATCGAATACGAAATGGTGATCTTGGCGGGGTCTTCCTCGGTGCCGCCCCACTCCTTGCTGATCGCGCTGACGGTGACCGGGAAAACGTCCATCTTCCGGCCGCCCACATCACCGCCACCCAGCCGGACGATGAACCCCGAGGTGTCGCGGGGCATGACCGACCGGGCGTCGACGCCACTGGGGTCGGCGTAGAAGTCCAGCGAGGAGTCGTCGGCGGTGATGCCACCGGGGATCTTCGGCTTGAACCGCGAGTTCGCGTCCGGGGCCTCGATCTGCTCGGAGGCGGTGGTCCACCCGTCCTTACCGGCCACCTGCGGGGTCAGGTCGGTACCCGCATTCAGTTCAGCCCGGGTGGGGGCCGTCTTCAGGGCGATGGTGGGGCACCAGTACCACTTGTTGACCCCGACCGACCAATACCGGTTGACGCTCGCGATCGGCGTTGCGGCCATCTACTGGCCCTCCTCGTTCTGTCCACGCCGACGCTTCGGCTGGTCCTTGGCCACAGCACCGGCATCGGCCGGGCCCTGGTTCTGCTGTCCCGCCGCCCCCGGCGGGACGTCCCTGGGCGCGGCGTCCTGCACCCGCAGCCACCCGCTGCGCATGTGCTGGGAAACCGCGGACTCGGGCACCGTGATGACCCGCCGCCCGTCGTCGATGTGCGGGTGATAGAGCTCCACCACCTGGTCCATGTCCGCCTCCTCAGGTCGCCGAGCCGAGCACGACGATCTGGTAGGTCACCGAGGTCCCGGCACCGGAGTTGGTGACCTTCAGCAGGTCACCGGTCGAAGCGGTGACCGCGTACCCGGTGGCGTCCGGCGCCATCAGCGCGAACAGCCCGCCGGGGCGGACGATGACCGCGGGAGTGGTTCCGGATGCCCAGGTGGTGAACCCGTTGCTCGCGGCACCACCGACGACCACGTTGTTGGCGTTGGCGGGGTTGGCCGCCACGAACAGGGCCTTGACCCGGGCGAACGTGATCGCCTGGCCGAACGGATCGATCAGCGTGCCAACCAGGTCCAGGTCCTCGGTCGCGCTCGCGGCCAGGGTTCGCTCGTCCGACCACATCCGGTTGACCTGGTTGATCCCGGCCCCGTCGGTGAGGCTGAACTGCCGCTTGAACGGCAGCGGTGCCTGCACCGTGGTCAGGTCCAGGGCGCTGGTCAGCGTCGCCGCCAGGTCCACCAGCAGTCGTGCGTCAAGGGGCATGGCCCTTCCTTTCGATCATCTGAATCCGGCTTTCCTCGCAGCGGCGTCGACCGCGTCGAACAGTTCGGCGTCGGCCTTGGCGAAATGCGGGCGGGCGCCCTTTTCCAGGAACGGGCGCGCCGCCTGGGAGTACCAGCGGTGGCGGTCACCGAACAGCGGGTGCCGGAACATGCCCTCGTTACCCTGGTTCTCGTGCGGCCGGCCGTGTGGCGCCTTGTTCTTGTCCACCACGATGGCCAGCCCCGGGTTGCGCTTGGACAATCCGATCGACAGCCGGGTGGCCCGCGGAATGCGCCGCGACCACGCCGCATGGAAGCGCACCGAGAACAGGGCGGCCTGGCCGATGCCCTTCAGGCGCGGACGCAGTTCCTGCCGGATCTCCGCCGGCATCCTGCCGAGTTCCTTGATGAACCACCGCAGCTCGGCGGTGCCCTTGGAGTCGGCCATCAGTGCCCCGTGAACGCATCGACCGAGACGACGAAACGCACCACGGCGACCGCACCGCCCTCGGTCTGCGCTTGGGCGAGGGACACGGCCGACACCCGGCTGCGCCCCACCACCCCGCCCAGCGTGGGATCTGCGGCAAGGCGCCCGCCGATCGCGTCGACTAGCGCGTACGCCCCTTCCCGTACGGCCGCCGCGTCGACCTCCGCCCCCCGCCAGCACGAGGCCAGGCACGTCACCGCGTAGGACTCCCGGTCGGGGGTGACCGCAGCCTGCTGCTGGGTGCGGGTCGACTCCACCACGGCATCCTCAGGCGAGCCGGTGAACCCGATGCACACGATGTCGTCGGCGTCCTGGTGCATCGCCGGTTGCCCATCGACCACAAGCACCTCGGGTACCGCCTGGGTGGCGGCGGCGACCAGCGCGGCCAGGCACGCCGGGACGGTGGACACGGTGAGCGCCATACATCACCCCACGACGATCTCGGCCTGCGGCCGCTTGTCGAGGCCGAGCAGCTGGCGGACGTTGTACGGCAGCGCGTAGGACACCCCGGGTACGACCACCTCGTCGACACCGACCCCCGGGCGGCCTCCTCCGGCGTTCAGCTGCGACGTGCGCCACAGGTGCGCCACCAACTCCAGTGCGGCCAGCCGGAAGTTCGCAGGAAGCGGCGACCGCCCCGCCCGGTAGGTGACCCGCACCCGCCCACAGCACCCGCTCAGCACCCCCTCGCGGGAGTCCAGCACCCACCCGGTCACCCCGGCGGGCTCATCGGCCGCCGGGACGGGGTCGAGGCCGGGTAGCCGCTGGACGGTGGTGATGGAGATGACCGGCCGCCGGGGCAGTACGACCGCGCGCCGGGCGGCGGCGTCGTGCACCACGGTCGCTGGTGACACCTGCCCCATCCGGTCGGTGATCATCTGGCAGGCGGCGCTGATGAACACCCGCAGCTTCTCAGCGTCTGGCGTGAGACTCTTCTTCTTCAGGTGCTCGATCGCGTCGGTCAGACTGATGAAGTCCCCGTCGTCGGCCGGGGCCACGTCGAAGCTGTCGGTGTAAGCCGAGGCGTTGAGCCCGGTGGCCACCCATCGGGCGTGGTGCCGTCCCGCCTGCACGGTCATGTAGTCGTAGTCGTAGGCCCCAGGGGAGGCCGATGGGATAGGGCCGTGGGTTTCGGTGGTGCCGTCCGGCAGCGTGATGGTGACGCTGACCGAGGTCGCGTCCTCCGGCTGCCCGGCGGCGTTGAGGATCTGGATGGACAGCGGGGCCAGGTCGCCCAGGTCGACCGACATCAGCCACTCCTCATCTGAGCGCCGGCGCGTGGCCTGCTCGAAATCGTCGCGACCGGCCGGATTCGGACGCCCATCGCGCCCCGGCTGGACTGCGGTGGCAGGGGCGCCCGACCGCCGCCGCGCACTCGGACCGTGCCGGCCGCGCCGGACAGCAGCACGACCTGCACGGCGGCCACGGTCCCGGACGCCGCGCGCGTCCGGATGGCGCCCGGGCGGCCGGTGATGACGACACTGGTCCCGCCGAGCAGCAGCACCCCGCCGCCTGCGCGCACCCGCACCGCGCCCGGCCCACCGGCCAGCGCGACGTGCGCCACGGCGAGCACCGTGGCGGCCCCAGCGCGGACGCGGACGACTCCGCCCGCACCGGTTACGGCCGCGACCCGTATGGCTGTCACAGCCCCGCTGGAGGCGCGTACACGCAGCGAACTTGCCGTGCCCTGCAGCGGTTGTTGCTGGACCGCCAGCACCGTCCCGGCGCCCGCGCGGACCTGGATGGTGCCGACCGGGCCGGTCGCGGTGACCGAGGTGCCGCCCGACACCGTCGATACCGTTCCGGCCCCGGCCCGCACCACGACCCGGCCGGCCGCACCGGCAGCCGAGACGTTCTGAACCGCGAGCGCCTGGCCCTGCCCGGCCCGCGCGCGGACGGTGCTCGCGGCGGCGGTGAGCGTCACGGTCACCGCCGAGGTGACCGTGCCCGACCCCGCCCGGAGGCGCACCGCGCCGGCCGCGCCGGGCGTGGTGACCACCTGCACAGCGGTGACCGCACCGGAGGCGGCCCGCACGAGGACTCGGCCAGCAGGGGCGGGCAGCGGCGCGACTTGGACGGCGGTGACCGCTCCTGCCGCGCCGCGGACTCGGACGGTGCCGGACCCGCCGGTGACCGGGGCCCGCTGGGAGGCGGTGACCGAGCCCTGGCCCGGGCGTGAGCGGACGCTCCCGGACGGGCCGGGAAGCGGGGCCACCTGGACGGCCAGGACCGCGCCGGACCCTGCCCGCAGGCGGACCGCAGCCTCACCGCCCGCGGGCAGGATCTCGGTGACCGCGACCGACCCGGCCGACCCGGACAGGCGTATCGTCCCGGCGCCGCCGGGCAGCGTGACGCTGGTGGGGGTGGCCGCTGCGGCGGTGGCCAGCAGGCGCCGGCGCCGCGGCCGCCAGAAGGCGTCCGGCGTCCGGTAGACCGCGCGCCCGGACCGCCGGGAAGGGTAGGTCCGCCGCGCCACGGTGTCAGACCAGTTCTTCGATGAGGATCCACCCGACCGGGCCGGTGATCGAGTCGGCCGGGGTGGTCACCTCTTCGAGCACCAGCCGGGTGCCGGCGTCGATGGTGATCCGCCCCTCGGGGGGCGGCAGGAACAGCTTCTCGCCGCGCACGTTCCACGACAGGCGGCCGAGCTCGGCCGAGGTGCCGCCGGTCAGCTTGGTGGTGTTGCCGGTTTCCAGGGTGGCGCCGGCCGCGGTGTCGTTCGGGGTGGTCGGCACGAACGTCGGCGTGCCGCCGCCGGATCCTGAGGTGGGTGCGCCGGTGATGCGCTTGAGCACCAGGATGAGCTGTTCTTCCTGGGCGTCGCCGACCTCGGTGGCCTGCCCGAGCTCGAACCCATGCACCAGCAGCGGCTTACCGGAGGCGGCCAGCAGCTCGAAGTAGTCGATCTGTGCGGTGTGGGCGCCCACGTTGATCGGCGCGTAGTACATGCGTCCCAAGGGGGGTCACCTCACGAGCAGATGGCGGCGGAAACGGTTTATGGTGCGCGGCGGGGAGGACGCGGCGGACGCGGCTCCGGCGACCTTCAGCGCCATGATCACGCCGGTGCGGGACTGGGGGCTCATCCCGCCGTCCCAGGTGGCGTTCGTGGTGTAGCCGGTGGAGCCGTTGGCGGTCACCGCGAGGATGGCCAGGCCGATCGAGTCGCGGGTGCCGGACCCGAGCGTCGTCCACACGTCGCCCTGCTCGGCGAAGCTGTTGGTCCACGCCCCCATGCCCGTGCCGAACGCCGAGTTCAGGGATCCGCCGATGGTGGCCACCAGCAGCCGGTCACCCGAGGTCGGTGTGATGGTCGGGGTGTCGTAGTTGGTGGCCGAGGACTGGGCGAACTGCCCGTTGGAAGTGTCGTAGGGGGAGGCGGAATCCAGGCCGCTGCACTCCATGACGATCCAGCACGACGGAGAGGCCGACCCGATCGTGTAAGAGATCGAGGTTTCCCCGCCGGTCGCGGTTTTGCGCCACAGGTAGTGGCCCAGGAACGTCTGCTGGGCGCACCCGGTGTGCTGGGTGAATCCCGACGGTGGGCTGGCGGCGTAGTCGTCGGCGCCGACAACGAGCACGATCTGGTTGTTGGCCGTCGCCGCGCCGCTGAGCGACGCGGTCTGGGTGCCGGACCCGGGCGCGTTGTTGGCACCGCTGTTGACCTGGACGACACCGGCGGGCACGATCGCCCCCCTTCGAGCTGGTGACCCGGGTTACTGCTCCCAGGGCTTGGAGGTGTTGTAGACGTCGGCGATCCGCTGGGCGGCGCCCCGGTCGATCTCGTAGGTGTTCGCGGCCCAGTCGCCCAGGGCATCGAGCTGTGGGACCCATTCCTGCGGTGTCGTCTCGGAGTAGAACGTGCTCAGCGGGTACTCCCACCCGGCCACGTTCACCGTGACCCCGTCGCGGGCCAGAAATACCAGGTCGCGCACGCGTAAGACGGCCATCAGGGTGTCCTGTTCGTCGAGGGCGTCAGCCCGTGTAATCGGAGGAGTTGCGGGAGCCGTCGGGCCACCAGTACTTGCCGTTGTCCCCGGTCGCGCCGTACGCGGCCCCGGCCGGCACCAGCCACCGGTTGCGCCGCCAGGTGTTGCCGTTGCCGTCGGCCCAGCCGTACAGCTCGCCGAACACCGGCGCGATCAGGGTGTTGAGCACGTTGTCGGTGAACAGCACGTTCTGATTGCCGGTGGCGGCGCCGCCGATGTTCACGGTGTAGCCGAACCCGCCGAGCTGGTTGCCGGTGACGGTGATGTTGGAGTAGTAGGAGCCGTCGTACTGCAGGGCGATCCCGTTGGTGTTGCCACCCGACAGGATGGTGTTGCGCCGGATCGTGACGTACTGCATCTGGGATCCGCCGTTGTTACTCAAGATCCCGTCATGGTGGTAGGTCGACCCGGCCTGGTCGGCGGCGTCGTGGAAGTAGGAGTCCTCCACGAGCACGGGGTTGGCCGCCGTGCTGACGCCCAGCTGGATGCCGTTGCCGAACCCCCAGAAGTTGCACCGGCGGACGGTGAGCGACAGGCCGACGTGGTTGATCCCGTACTGGTAGGACTGCGCCAAGGTGACCGGCGGCACCGACACCGCCGAGGGCCTGAAGGTGCAGTACTCGAACGTTGTCCCGATGCCGTAGTCCTGCACGTTCCAGTCGTTCGGCGAGGTGATGGCGAACTCGCACCCCCGGAACGTCACCCCGGTGGGGGCGGACCCGGAGGTGCCGACCGTCACCCCGCCGGAGAACCGGTACCCGGCGTAGAGGGTGCCGGACGCCGAGGAGGGGATCGGGTCGGCGCCGGCGTACGTGGTCAGCGACCCGGCATACCCCGGCCAGGCGGTGTACCCGGTGTTGGACGCGTCGGGGAACCCGCCCAGCGCCCCCTGGCCGGCGCGCAACCGGACCGCCCCGGCGGCGCCCGGCAACGCCACGGCCGCGACCAGCCCGCCGGGGCGGGCCCACCGGGTGACCGCCAGACGCGACACCGCGGCTCAGCCGGTGAACAGGGTGAGCAGGCCCTCGGTGGCGTCGAGCTGCGGGGTGAACGCCCCGCCGTTGGACGCGGTCTGAGTGCCGCCCAGATCCCAGTACAGGATCACCGGGGACGTCGACCCGGTGCCGGTGTCCTTGTAGAACACGATGTAGGCGCCGGCCAGCGTCCCGGGGTTGGACGTCGTCCACGACGGGTCGGCCGCGTCGATCAGCAGCACGCCCCGGCCCACGTTCGCCCACGTCACGCCGCCGTCTGTGACGGTCTGCCCGATCACCGTGGGGTAGGTGGGCAGCGACCCGGCCGAGGTGCCGGCCACGATCGCCTGGTAGACGTACCCGTTGCCCGAGGCGGGGCGGACCACGTCCCCGAGCGCGTACGCCGTCGAGTTGGCCCGGCTGGTGCCCCACGAGTTCGCCGCGGTGTAGGCGACGGTCTTGCTGCCCAGCGTCGCCCCGCCGGCGGTGTACCCGCTGCCGGTGGTCTCGGTGGCCGCCGCCAGCACATCGGAGAGGAACTGGGCGGTGTCCAGCGTGCTGCCGACCGTGTACGCCGACAGGAGCATCGCCTTGATGGTGTCCGAGCTGAAGTTGATCAGACCCTGGAACAGGCTGAGCTGCAGCTTGCCGTAGACGAACTGCGTGACAGCCATCAGGCCCCCTTGTCGGCGGGCCTCTTCGCGGCCTTGTTCGCCGCCGCCGGGGCCTTCTTCTCCTGCTTCGACTCCTCGTCCGCCTCGGTGTCCGGCTCGCGCTCGGCCGCGGCCTCGGCGGCCGCGGCGTCCGGCAGCAGGCCGTACCGGGCCGCGTCGGCGTGCGACAGGAACCCGCCCGCCGGGCACAGCAGCGTCGCGGCCTCCGGGTCTCCGTCCTCGACCACGCGGGACCCATCCGCGGTCAGATACAGCCGCTTGGTCATCTTCACGGCGCCGCTCATGCGATCGTCGCCCCTCCGGTGAGCGCGGCGAACTGCCACGCCGACCCGTCGTAGGCCACGATGCAGCCCTCGCCGACCGCGTCCAGCGTGATCGTGCCGCCCGACACCGCCAGCGTGTACGACCCGGTGGACGAGCGCGCGCGCAGCGCCACCGTGACCTGGTGGCCGGCCTGCGTCGCGGTCATGGTGACCTGCCGCGAGGTCGCGTCCGTGGACGACAGGCTGACCATGCCGTCGTCGCGTGCCAGGGTGGCCGCGGCGTTGGCGGCCAGCACCCGGACCGCGCCCGGGCGCGCCTGAACCCCTTCGATGATCGCCATCGGGTCTCCTAGTCCGGGAGCTGCACGTAGAACAGCACAACGTCGAACTGGCCGGCGGTCAGCGCCGCGGTCGCCACCGTCGCCTGCACCTTGCGCGCGGCGGTGGTCTTGACCGTGGTCGCCCCCGTGAACACGGGGACCACCGACTTGCGGCCCGTCGTCGACCACGGGGCGCCGCCGATCGCCGCGGCGGCGACGATGTCGCCCGCGCCCTCCACCTTGACCGCGACGGTGGCCGAACCGCCCGAGGTCGGCACGACGTCGACCTCGACGAACCCGCCGAGCACGATCGCGTTGGCCGGGATCTGCGCGTCCAGCGTGAGGTCGATGTCGCCGACCGCGCCGCCGTCCACCGCGAAGTCGTACCGGCCGCGCACCACCTTCAGCTCGGTGGCACGCGGGTACCCACCCTTGTAAGGCATATCGATCTCCGATCTAGAGGCCCGTGACCTCGGCGAACGCCGAAGGGCGGTAGTGGACGACCGCGCACCGCACATCCGCGCGGATCGCGAGCTGCCCGCGGATGAAGTAGTCGGCGTGGGAGTTGCTGACCTGCACGTCGATGCCGCGGCGGACCGCCAGCTCCGAGAAGTTCGCGTAGTCGCCCATCAGCGCCTTGGTCGGCGGCGCGGCCGTGGTCTCTTTGACCGGGACACCCCAGATGGTCGCCGGGCCCGGCATGGACGGGTGGCCCCAGATGTAGACGCCGTCCGCGGTGCGCAGCAGCCGGACCGGCTCCCAGGTGGTCGGCGTCATGAAGATGACGTTCGGCTCGGCGAAACCCTCGGTGCGGATGCGCCGCAGCCCCTTGTACAGGGCGTCGGGGACCGGGTCGGACCCCTTGGGCTGGGAGATGATGCCCGGCACGTTCTCGGTGCCCAGCAGGTTCGGCGCGGTGCCGTTGCCGCGCAGGATCTGCAGGTCCAGACGCTGCCGGATCATGAACGGCAGGCGGTTCTGCACGTAGGCCTCGGCGCGCGGGACGTCCTCGAACGTCTCGTCGGTCACCGGCAGGAACACGGCGATCTTACGGACCGGGACGTTGGTCTCGTCCAGCTTGAGCTGCGCCTCGGGGTACTGGTCGCCCTCGAAGACCTCCTGCGCGGTGTTATTGAAGATGGTCTCCACCATGTAGACCACGGCGGCCTGGGTGGTGGTCGTCTGCGGGATCATGTCGGCGACCGCCGGGGCCGGGCGGGTCGGCAGCTCCTCGATGCGGCCGGTGCGGATGGTCTCCGGCGCCCACCCGCCGGTGGTCAGCAGCGTCTTGAGCGCCATCTGGATCTGCGCCTGCGGGCCCTGACCAGACCCGCGGCTGTAGCCCTTGACCGCCTGGCTGGCCATGAACATCTCGCCGAACGAACGCTGCCGCCCATCCTTGGTGCGCGAGCGGTCGTCCTCGCCGGGCACGTCCTTGTCGCCAGACTCGGTCTGCCGCGACGCCTTGGCCGCGCTAGCCGCGCGCGCCACCACGAGCAGCTCGTCGACCTTCTTCTTCTGCTCTTCGATCTCGGCGTTCAGCGACCCGATGTACGCGACCTTCGCCGAGGTGTCGCCCTGGATGGACTTCACCTTGCTCATGTCGTAGTCGGGGCCGGCCTCGTCGAAGATGTCCTTCAGGCTCTTGCGCTTGGCGTCGAGCTTGCCCTGCGCCTCGGTCAGCGCGGGGAACTCGACGATCCGGTCGGGAGCTTCGATGGTCATTGGTCTCCTCACAGTCCATTCAGCTGGGCCACGGACCGCGCGATCACCGAGGCGATCTCGGCGTCGGTCGGCTCCTGCGGGTCCAGGGGTGTGGAGAGCAGGGACTTCAGGCGCTGCAGGTCGTCGCCGATCCATCCGAGGAGGTCGGCCGAGCGGGGCGCCATGCCCTTGCCCTTGAGTGCGCGGAGAGCCACGACTTCCGCAGTGCGATCGACGAAGGCCGACACCGCGGCTAGGACCGCGTGCCCCTCTTCGGCGTACTTCAGTGAGCCGCCGGGCTGAGCCTTCAGCTCGGGCGCCTCGATGTCGGCATCCCGCAGGTGTCCCGCGAGGTGCTCGTAGACCGCCGCCCGGTCGGCATCCGGAATGCCGGCCTTGGCGGGGTCGTTCAGGCGGGCGATGCCCATCAGGCACGCCCGGGTGTTGGCCGGGCCGCCCACGCCGTGGTGGTGCGGGAACCGGTAGCTCGACTTGGCCTCGGGGTCGCCGGCGGCGTCCACCCAGGCGTACACGGTGCGCAGCTCGCTCGGCCGGGCGTCCTCAGCTAGGGCCGCCACCGTCTTGGCGCCGTCCCACGACATGGAGGTCACCTCGACCTCGTGCGGTGCGATCACCCGGCCCACCCGGGGCGGGAGGGCCGTGGTCGAGGACTTGGCGCTGAGGGTGCGGGTGTTGACCCCGGCGCCGATCAGCACCGGGCTGACCTCGTGGACGCGCAGCCCCTCCAGGAAGCGCACCTTCTGCCCGTCGTGGTCACCGAACGACTCGCGGGTCACGTCGTACCCGTAGGACCACTGGCCGAGGGCACCGAGCCCCTTCACCACTGTGAAGGTGTCCCGGCCGGCGACGGTGTCCAGGAAGAACTGGCCCTCGAAGATGGCTTCCTTGCGTGTCTGCCGGATCGTGCCCTTACCGACCGGCAGGGCTCCCTCCCAGGAGGTGTGGCCGTAGGAGCTGATCGGCACCTCGGCGCCGTCCTCGAATGCCCCGGGAAGGGTCACATCGCCGTGGCTGTCGACCACATCGAAGGTCGAGAAGACCGCTTTGACCAGTCCCTTCGCCTCATCCTTGATCTCGACGCGGAGGCCCTTGGTGTCCATTCACTGCTCCTTTGCCGGATCGGTTGTCGGCGAGGTCTCGCCGCCCGCTGGCGGCTGGTCTGTCGGAACAAGCGCGGGCGAAGCCGGCGCGGTGGTCCCGGGCGGCTGGAGTTGCACCGACACCAGGCCGGTGTGGACCAGCAGGGCGGGGTCTTGAGCTGCGACCGCCGCGCGCGCCGAGTCGGGGGTGAAGCCCTCGCGGACCAGCTGGCCGATGGTCGATGCCTCGATCTGGAAGATCTCGGCGCGGTCGCGCGCGTCCTCTTGGAGGAAGGCGATGTCCCGGTCGTCGTACCAAAGCTCCGCATCCCCCGGAACGGAGATGAGCGGCGCGAGCGCCCCGGCCACACCGCGCCACAGAGGTCTCAGCGTGCCGTCGGCGAACCGGCGCCTGGCCTGCCCGAAGTTGCCCGCGTTCAACGAGCTGCCGGCCAGGCCCTCGGAGAACCCCACGATCACAGCGGGAACCCCGGCGGCCGCCGCCATGCGGGTTTCCCCGGCGCCCTGGGTGGCCTTGAAGTCCAGCTGCACCAGATCCTTGCCGACGACGGTCACGTCCGCGCCGCCACCCAGGTACAGCGTCTTGTAGGCGTTATCCACGCCCTGGTGCGCCTCGTTCATCGTCGCGATGAGGCGTTTGAGCGCCTCGGGAGTCACCGAGGCGTCCAGCGACACCACCATCTGCGGGGTGGCGCCGTTCTCGAAGAACTTGCCCTTGTGCTTCGTCGCGGCCAGGTCGGAGGAGATCTCCCGCAGGACCGGGGTGATCCAGCTCATGCCGCGCCAGTGGCACTCCGGGTCCGGGACGGGCGCGAAGTGCGCCACCTGACCGGGGAGCAACAGCCACTCCTTGGCCGCCGCCGGCGGGGCGTAGTAGTAGGCGATGACCTCGGCGTCCAGCGCGTTGCCGTGCAACTCCGGGTCGGCGTTGGACCCGCTGACGATCGTCACCCAGTCCGGGCGCAACCGGCGCAACCGGCCGCCGATCTTCGCGACGAACGCGTTGCCCGCCAGGTCGACGTCCTGGATCATCCGGGCCAGAAGGTCGCCGGTGGTGCCGTTGGTCCACGGCCGCTCCAAGAGCGCCAGGTCCCGGGTGCCGAACAGGTCGCCGGGGCGGCCGGCCTTCATCCGCCGGAACTGGAACCGCGCCTCGCTGAAGACGAGCATCCGGGTCGCCATCAGCGCGAAGATCGGCCCGTTGGATTTGACGATGCCCTGGACGTAGCCCTCGAAGTCCGTTTCGATCTGCTCGCGCTCGCCCGACATCGACGTTGAGCCGAGGAACGGCCAGCGCAGCCGGTCCAGATCCCAGAAGTCCGGCTCGACCCACGAAGAAGCCTTGCGCCCGGGCCCGCGAGCAGGCTGCCGCCCGCCACGGCGAGCAGCCGTGACGCGCTCGATCAGCCCCATCAGCCGGGAGCCTCGGCGAGATCGGCTCGCCGGAGCGCGGTGACGTCCCGCGCGAGCCGGACGATCAGCGTGTCCCCGGGTCGCACCATCACGGCCTGCTCGATCGCGGGTATCTCCAGGTCACCCATCGTCGCCCCCCTCCGGCGTGCGGGGACGGCCCGCGTCCACCCAACCGACCGCGGCCGCGGTGGCCAGCATCACCAGGGCGAGCCAGATCTTGCGCACCGTCCAGCCTGCGACGTACGGCACCGCGAGTACCACCGTCCACAACACCCGGGCGGCCGCGGCCAGCGCCCCGCGGACGTCGAACCGCCGCGCGTGCGCCTCCGCGTGGATCTGCCCCACCGGGATGGTCAACGCCACGACCTCACCCCTATCCGTAGAACGCGAACGGCTCGACCGGCTGGTCGTCCTCGACATGACCCCGCGTGGCGAACCCCCACGCGGCGAACGTGACCGCGACCAACGGGCACAGATCAACGCTCGCTGCCTTCGCGTCCCACGCCCGGGCATCTCCCAGGGGGCGCGTCCGCGAGCCCGCCACCGCCGCGTCCAGGGCCGGGTGCGGGACGTACCGCAGCGTCGCCTCCCCGTCCGTCGGGGCGACGGCGTCACAGAACTGGCCGAACGCGTGCCCGACCTCACGCATCGTCGGCCTGACGACCTCCAGCCCCAACGCATCCAGATCCGCGATCAGCGACCCGGCCGGGGAGCCGGCGTCCACGACCAGCGCACACGGATCCCACCGCCCCACCAACTGCGCGGCCCGGGCCGGCACCCACGCGGTGCGCGGCCGGTAGTCGACGACCTCGACATGCATGAGCCCGTCAGCGCGCCGGCCCGCCACCGCGATCGCCGCCCACGACCGGTCAGGGCTGACGTGGATGGCGAACGCCACCTTGCCGTCGAGCTGCGACTTCGAGTCGGCCAGCCCCCGCCACGCATCCTCGGCGATGACCTTCCACTCCTCGGCCAGCCGTTCCACCCGCTGGCACAGGCACTCGGTCCGGAAGATCACCTCAGGGTCGGTGGCCAGCGCGCTCGCCAGCCCCTCCTCCGACACGGTGTAGCCCAGCGACGGATTCGCCATCGCCCAGGCCCGCCGGTCCTGCAGGCGGCACGTCGGAGTGTGCGTCCCACCGGGCCGGCCGCACGAGCACCGCACATCATCGGGAGCCGACCACTCGAAGTAGCCGAGCGCCGGGTCGCCCGGGTTCTCGACCGCGGCCCGGCCCTTCTCCTGCAGGTCGTTCAACACCACGGACTTGTCATCGCCGGCGTTGGAGAACGCCCACACCTGCGGGTCCGGCCGGGCCATCGTGGTCTTGGTGACCGCGCCCCACGCGTCCCAGCTCTGATGCTCCCGCAGCTCATCGAGGTTCACGTCGTCCCCGGACAGGCCACGGCCGCCCTTACGGGACGCCGCGGCGATCTTCCAGCGGGATCCGGACGCCAGCCGCAGTGCTTTCTTGCCGTTGGTCCGGTCGATCGCCTCGACCTCGGCCGCCAGCTCCGGTGTGCCTTCGACGATCTCGACAGCCTTGTCCCAGGACTCCTCGGAGATGTCGAGGTTCTGCGCGGTGCCGATGACCAGCGGAACACCGAGGACGAACATCTTCCACAGGTTCTTGACCTCGACGATCGAGGTCTTCCCGTTCTGCCGGGCCACCAGCACGAGCACCGTGCGGAACCTGAACTTCCCGTCCCAGCGCAGTTCGTGCGCGTGGATCAACAGCCACCGTTGCCACGGGATCGGCCGGATTCCCAGCACGCCGGTCGAGAAGTCCACCGCGGAGAACCCGCGGGAGGTCGCCGGCGTGAGCGCGCACCCACAACCGCACGGCCCCGGCGGGCCGGTCACCAGCGGGGGCGTCCACAGCCTAGGAGTCGTCGACCCCAGCAGCACCGGCGCGGAGCTGAGCAAGACGGCCCCCGATCGGCTTGTCACCCTTCATCGCCTTGCGCGCCGCCGGCGTACCGCCGAGGTCGCGCAGCACGCCTTGAAGTTGCGGCCCGAGCCAGCCGACGGTCTTGGTGACCTCGCACATCGACTCCAGCGCGCGCAACCTCCGAAGCGCCCCCTCGTCGCCGGCCAGGTCCCGGCGGAGCTCGGCCAGTTCTCCGGCCCGGTCGACGGCCTTCTCGATCTCCTCGGCCTGGCGCAGGGCCAGCGCCTTCAACGCCTGGTCGGTGGGCGACAGCCAGTCCATCGCGTCGACCGCGACCTTGACCGCGTCACGCAGATCCGGCGCCCGTTCCCGCGGCTTCTCGTCGGGTACGGCGGAGAGTTTCCGGGGTGGCATCGACACCTCCTGAACTGCGCGAATCGATGTCACGGAAGGTGATCGACGAGCATCCCGGGCCGTTCCGCCACCGAGACCCTGTCACCCTCCGTGGGCGGGGGTACGGGGTGCGGCGGGGGGAGAAAAAGGGCGAG